CCTCCAGCTGCAATGTCAATAGCTCTTTGTTCTAATGGATTAAAAGGTGCTATTTGATTTACTAAAGCCTCAACCGGCAATGGTTGTCCAGCAAAAGCCATACCAGTATTAAATATGTATTCTCTTAAAGCTCTAAGATAAGGATCGTCTAATACTTGTTGTACATTACCTGATGGAGCTGTTTGATATGCTCCGCTAATTGTTGGTGATCCTGTTGTTGCTCCTGTTGTTCCTGTTGTTCCTGTTGTTCCTCCTGCATTACCACCTGTGTAATAATCTAGCCATCCCTGATTTGTTGTATCGTTCATTATCCTATACCTTCTAATTCGTTCATTAAAGCATACATTTCTCTTACACCTTTTTGTCTATCTCCATTACCAGCACCTCTTACAGCTTTAGCTGTCATAACAAATTCACCGTCTGATAATCTTGCAGGTATAGAATCACTTGTTCCTGTTCCAGGACCACTTGCTTGTCCACCACCTCTTAAATCAGCAATACCTCCTTGAGAATATCCTACTTTTGGAGTTGTATATGTAGGATATAATTGATTCATGTCGTAAGTTTGAAAACGACCTCCAAATTGTTTTGCAACATCTGCTCGTGCTTGTTCTTGAGCATTTCTGTAATTTTGTTTTTCACCCATAATAATATCATCGGGCTTCATAAGAGTTTCTATCATTAATAATTTTCTTAAATCTTCTGGAGATAAAGATTCTAATTCAATCATACCTGATCCAGGAATTATATCTCCATTTTTATCTTTTTTTGGTGCATGTAAATTTGAATACCACTGGAGAAGGTCTTCATCTTTTTCTCCTGCAAAACCATATTGAGCTTTAATAGCTTCTTTATTTTGTTTATTATACATATTAGTAGGAAGTAATCCGCCAGTTCTACCTGAAACAGGACCCAAAGAACCTAATCCTCCGTCAAGACCACCTAACATAGTAGAGCCTAATCTATTTCTTAAAATATTACCTTGTAATTGAGCGGGAACTTGCATTCCCATTTTTTCCATAATTTTTCCTTGAACATAAGACTTTCCTACATCTCCTAAAAAATCAGGATTTGTTAAACTTTGAATGCCTTGAGTTATAGGAGAAATTACTGTTTTAAAAGGACCCATTAATACATTTTCAAGAAAGCTCATTATGTTATCACCACTGTTACTGTTCCTAATGAACTAGTGGCACTTACCCCTGTCGGGTAAAACACCGGTTCATACAAATTTCGCCAAGCATTGCCATCGTACGCTTGATGTACTTCGATCGTTGTATTGAATATTAACCCACCTGGGCTAAATTTTCTACTATTTCTTTCCGTTGTTGTGTAGGAAGGTACTACATTTAAGTCCAATTGGAAAAGGTTTTGTTCAATTGTTCTCACTAACCTATTCAAAGTATTAGCATCTACATCATCTTTATTAAACCGAGGAAGAGAAGAGAAAGCCTGTCTTATGTCATATCTTGGCATTATTGTCTCCCATCTGGTTTAACATCTAATCGTGTAGAACCTAATCGCCATCCTACACCTAATCTGTTTGCTGTATTTTGTGAACTATCATTGTGACTTGATACTTTTAAAGCAAATTGTCTGCCACGCCCTCTAATATTCTTAACTTGTGTTTCTGAATCGACTGCAACTGTTGCATCAGTAACAAGATTTCCACCTGGTGCATCACGCATTCGTACAAGTAAATCAACAGTTTGTGCACCTGCTCCGTCTACTCCAATAAATTTAAAGTCTGGTATAACTCTACTAACAAAAGCAAATTGCTCGCCATCTTGTAAGTCCATATCTCCAGATTGTACAAACACACCATCCATTGGAGAACCGTCATCATCATAACCAGTTTCATGAGCATACACATATCCAGTTGATGAACCTTTTGCAGCTCTTGGTTTTTGATAGATACCGTAATCAATCCAAGCTGTTCTTTCTAACTTACCTATAGACCATGTTTGTTGAACATAGTTATATGTTACATATCTATCTATTTCAGCCGAACCAGCGGAAGGATAAAACCAACCTACTTCGTCAAATGTCTGATTTGAAAAACCAAATATTTTATATCGTTCATCGTAGTTAAGATCGCCAAACACATATTCTTTAACAGTGCAAGGTAATGCTTGAATAGAACCTGTATATACATAGAAGTTAGATTTATCCATCCAAAATGTTGCGTCAGCACCATTGACAGCAGCATTAGGTCCTAAAATCGACGGACCCCTAGCGAGGAGAGAAGTGGTAAAGGGAAGGGGTCCGCCTACGAATCGCAATGAAAACAATGCGATGTCGGTCCATACTAATATTTCTTGTCTTGTTTGTAGACCACCAATAATTTCTGAGCCTAAGTTTAATTCTATTTGATCGGCAGTTGAGGTGCCGTCTGTTCTTATTTCCCAATCAACAGCACTATCTTGGTTAGATATTGCTATTATCATAGGGTCTATTGTTCCAGTTCTTGACGATCCAGATATTGGATCAACGCCAAGTGCTATAACATGTCCATCTCTTTCAGATACGATAACTTGATTGGCTTTAGTTGGTGCAAGGTTGGCACCTGCATCAGCCGTAATGTTGGTGGCACGGGAAGCCGTCCCTCCAGACTCATCCCATTTGTAAATAGCTCCACCCCGATAATTAATAATAAGGTCTTCACCGTAGTTATCCTGATTCCATAATCTAAATTCTGTAGGAGTACCATACCCCCAAGAACCTGAGTTCCAACTACTAGCACCCCAACCACCTAATAAGGATTGCTGGTCTTCTCCAGTTGGAATTTCAAATTTAAATGTTAGAGAGCCTCCAGTATTGGAAGTCGAACCAGAAGCAGTCGTATCTACTGTTATATCAAAATTATTGGCATCTACAACAGCTACCGTATGATTTTTATTAATTTCTGCAATTGGAATACCATTAACTGGTGCTCCAAGGCCAGATATAGTAACAAAATCACCAGTTGCACAACCATGAGATGCGACAGTAAACCGCACAGAAGTTGTGCCATTTGTTGTCATAGGATTGTTTACAGTTTGTGTAGCTCTTAATGGTGTAATGTCATAATAAATACCATCGTTTAAAACATAAAATTTACGGTTAGTGCCTACACCTAAATATTGATTGCCGTCAAAATCAGACCATTCAAATAATGTTCGGCAACTACCTACAAAATTATTATCAGAATACTTTTCCCAACCACCTATTTTTTGAGGAAGACCAGATTGGAAACGAACAAGATTACCATCAGTCCAGCCACCTTCGTCTGTATAATCTGTTGTTTCTTTATTTATTCCTGGTCTAAAATTAAATTTCGCTAACGGCATCTTGTAGTTCTTCCACTTTCTCTTCGAGGTCTTCGATTTTCCAGATAGCATCTTTCAATGCCTGAGTAAGTAAAGGAACCAGCTTAGAATGATCTAATTGCTGCAAAATTGGTGCGTCTGTTACTGGATCAACAGCGTCCTTGTCACCGGTAACTGCATGAGGCACAACTTCTTGTACTTCATGAGCTATAAAACCTTCTTGTCTTGTAGGATTAATAATATCCTTAAACTCATATTGAATAGGGCGAAGGTCAAGAACCCTTTCACATGCATCTTCTATATCACCAAGTTCATTTTTCTTTCGATAATCAGAAGTTGTATTATAAGAGGCGTTTGTGCCGTTATTTGTAATAGTGCCTACAGTTGTTGCGCCATTTAAAAATGTCATATGTGGTATGCCAGTACCTTGATAAGATTTATACATAGCATCTGTATCTAAATAAGATGTAGCGTTAGTTGTGGCACCTGTTGTTGTTCTACCTGCGTAAAAAATATTACCTGTATTATCTATGCGTATTCTTTCAGCCGAACCACCAGTTACAAAAGCTAATTGATTTGATGTTGCTTGTATTTCGTTTCCATTAATATTAATACTATCAACAGTTAAATTAGTAGCAGCTGCGTTAGAGCCAATATCAACACCATCTATAGCTCCAGAATCAATATCAACTTGATCTAAATAAGCAATACCATCAATGTATAAGTTTCTAAATTCATGTGTTGCAGAACCTAAATCATGTGTGTTGTCGGCTGCTGGAATAACACCTTCTGTTAAAAGAGTGCCTATGCCATTTTTTATATTACCGTTTGTTGCTCCAAGACCATCAGAAAAAATCATAGCCGTTGTACCATTTGGTACTGTTACTGTTGTACCAGATGAGCCTTGTTTAAATACTAAATTAAAACCACCTGTTGTAGCATTTTTTACATACCAAGTTTTTTCTAAATCATTTGGACTTAGTGTTATTGTTCTATGTGC